GGCACAGCCCGCGCCCATCTCGTACAAGGGCGACCCGGACGAGTACGTCCGCGAACTGCGCAGCGAGGCACGCACGCATCGCGAGGCCAAGGAGGCCGCAGAGGCCCGTGCCGCCGAGCGTGAGCAGGAGCGCGACGCCGCGGCTGCCGAGCGCGACACCCTCAAGCGTGAGCGGGCCGTGCTCCTCGCCGCGCCCCGCCTCGGCGCCCACGCCGACATGCTGCTCGACTCGTCGAGCTTCACCAAGACCCTCGCCGGAATCGACCTCGCCGACCAGGCAGCCGTCGACAAGGCGATCACAGACGCGCTCGAGAAGAACTCGGCGTTCAAGGCAGGACCCACCCTCCCTGGAGCAAGCGGCCCCGGGCACCAGGGCGGGCAGGCCACCCCCACCACCACACCCACCCTCGACGGCGCCGTGAAAGCGCGCCTCGGGGGCTAACTCCCCGGAAGGGAGATGAATCATGCCCGTATCCCTCGTCGAAGCGAAGAAGAACGCGACCGACGACGTCGACGTGGCGGTGATCGACGAGTTCCGTAAGGAATCGGCCATCATCGACTCGCTCATCTTCGATGACGTCGTCAACCCCGCCGGCGGCGGCGCGACCCTCACCTACGGCTACCGACGCCTCGCCACCCAGCGAAGCGCCGCGTTCCGTGCCCTGAACACCGAGTACACCCCCGAGCACGTCACCACGACCCCCGTCGTCGTGAACCTCGCCCCCCTCGGTGGCTCGTTCGAGGTCGACCGCGTCATCGCGAAGATCGGCCCGGCCGCGTCCGGCGCCGTGTCGCTCAACCTCCAGCAGACCGTCAAGGCCACCCGCACGAAGTTCCAGGACGCCGTCATCAACGGCGACACCGCAACCGACGCGAACGGCTTCGACGGCCTCGACAAGGCGCTCGTCGGCACGTCGACGGAGACCGGCGTCGGAGCCGTGACCGACTGGTCCGACTTCGACACCAACGCCCGCGCGGAGCACAAGGCGCTCGACAAGATCGACGAGTTCCTGTCGCTCCTCGACGGCGCCCCGACGGTCATCCTCGGCAACGCATCCGCGCTCGCGCGCGTGCGCGCCGCGGCCCGCCGCGCCGGCCAGTACACCAAGGACCCCGTCGAGGGTCTCCTCGGTGCCAACGGCCGCCCGATCGAGCGTGAGACGTACGGCGGGATCGTGTTCGCGGACCCGGGCAACAAGCCCGGCACCAACAACCCGATCATCCCCGTCGCCACGCGCACCGTCGGCGGCTCGTCCGTCACCGGCCTCACCGACCTGTACGCGTACCGTGTCGGCCTCGACGGCTTCCACGGCGTGTCCATCGTCGGCGGCCAGCTCGTGCAGACCTGGCTCCCCGACTTCTCGTCGGCCGGCGCCGTCAAGAAGGGCGAGGTCGAGCTCGGCCCGATCGCCGTCGCCCTCAAGGCCACCAAGGCAGCCGCCGTGCTGCGCAACGTGAAGGTGCGGTGATCCAGATGGCGAAGAAGACCATCGAGACGCCCGTCAAGGAGTTCACCGGCCTCGTCGCCGGCGTGCACTTCGTCGACGGCAAGGGCTCCACGGACGACGAAGCGGCGATCGCCTACTTCGAGCGTCAGGGCTACAAGGTCGGCGGCCACGTCGACGAGGACGCCGAGGAGGACTTCCCTCTCGGCGACCCGTCCGACAAGTGGACGAAGGACCAGCTGCTCGCCTACGCGACGGCTCACCAGATCGACATCGGTGAGGCGAAGAAGAAGGACGAGATCTGGGGCGCGATCAAGCCCGGCGGCACCCCCTACAAGGGCGTCACCACCCCCGACGGGAAGGCGCTCGTCAACGACGCCACCGACCCGAAGGACGACGAGATCAAGGACCAGGAAGACCTCCCGGTCAAGTAACCGTCACCGCTCCCCGCACGACGTGACTCGCTCCGTTGTGCGGGGAGCACCACGGCACGTAGCTCAGACGGTAGAGCCACGGTGCGCAGGTTCGAGTCCTGCCGTGTCGACCCATCGAAGGAGGCATCATGCGCATCATCCACCCCCAGCCGGTCGCTGGCCGCCAGAGCGAGTTCGACGTCGAGTTCGTCGACGGCGTCGCGACGGTCGAGGCGCTGCACCCCGAGCGTGAGCTCGCGCTCCGCCAGCACGGCTTCCGCTTCGAAGAGGACCCCGAGGTCGTCGCCCCCTACCACGGGGGTCTCGGCGAGCCCATCATCGACCTGACCACCATGACGATCGCGCAGCTGCGCGAAATCGCCGAGATGGACGGCGTCGAGCTGCCGTCGAAGGCAAAGCACGCGGAGATCGTCGAGATCTTGTCCGCCGCGACGCCGAGCACCGACGTCCCCGAGTTCGGCACGGTCGAACTGCTCGACAGGACCGTCCTCGGCGACGGCACCAGCATCGTCACCCTGCCCGCCACGGAGGACTGAGATGCCGCAGCGTGTGTTCGCCACCGTCGCCGACTACACGAAGTACGCCGAGGAGGAGTACGGCGACGACGCGCTCCTCACGAAGCGGCTGCGGTCCGCGTCGATCGAGGTAGAGAAGCTGATCCGCGGCTCCGTGTACGACGCCGACGACGACGGCTACCCCACCGACGCTGACACCACCGAAGCTCTCGCCGAGGCAACGTGCGCGATCGTCGAACACTGGGCCGACACCGATGACCCGCGCGGCATCGACGCTGTCCAGGGCGCCGTGAAGATCGGGTCCGTGTCGCTCGGCACCACGTCCTCCAGCTCCGAGAACCTCTCGGCACGGGAGAAACTGACGCGCCGCATCGGCGACAAGGCCATCGACATCCTCACGAACGCGGGCATGATCGGCTCCGCTGTCGCGCACTCGTAGGAGGCCCTGATGGCTCGTCTTCGAGCGAAGCACCTCCCCCACCGCGTCACCATCCGCCCGTTCGAGGGTGACGGCGCAGAGGGCGACATCTGGGGCGACGCGCGCACCGACCGGCCCGCGTACGTCGAGCAGAAGACCCGCCTGCGCGTCGACCGTCGCTCCACCTCACCCACGTCCGGGCAGGAGATCACGTCGACCGCGTTCGTCGTGATGCTGCCCGACGACGACACCGCGCCCCGGTCCCGCGTGACCGTCTGGGCGGGCACGCCACGCGCGCGCACCGCAGAGGTCATCGACGCCGCGTTCTTCGACTACCGCGGCACCCCCTCCCACGTGGAGCTGTACCTCGAGTAGGAGGCGACCATGACCGTCCGCGCGCAGGTGACGATGACGAACCGTTTCGGCGAGATCACAGACCAGATTCGAGCGCGCCTCATCGCTGGCGAGAACAAGGCCGCGGAGCGCGCGCTCACCCTGTCCCGGCAGATGGTGCCGTTCGACACCGGCAACCTCTCCGGGACAGGGACTGTCGAGCCCGCCGTCGACGCCGAGGAGGGCGCCGCCGTCGTCTACGACACCCCGTACGCGGCACGCCTGCACGAACACCCCGAGTACGACTTCTCGAAGGACTCGAACCCGAACGCACAGGGCAAGTGGCTGGAGAACGCGGTCGTCCAGAACAAGAAGGAGCTCGGCGACATCATCCGGAACGAGGTGCAGGGTGGCTGACGCCCCGGAAACGACGTTGAACCGAGCGCTCGCGCAGCTCATCCACGACGCCGGTCTCGCCGTCTACAAGCCCACCGGCGCGATCGTCGAGCGCGGTATGCGCCTCGACGGGGTCATGCCGACCACGGTCAGCGAGTTCACGCTCCTGACCCCGCTCCGCCCCGTGCCCGAGGGCCGCGCGGACATGGTCTGGCGTACGCAGGTCTACACGCGCCGCCTCGGCGGGCCCGCGGTCGCCCGCGCATGGGGCGCCGACCTGCGCGACGTGCTCGACCAGAAGGAGTACCTCCCCAACGTGCTCGGTATCGGCTGGGCGTGGGAGTTCTCCGCTACCGACTTCGACCCCGACTCGCAGGGACGCTCCGCCGTCGCCGCGACCTATTACTTCCGCGGCCGCCGGCCGTAGGAACCCCCGCCGGAAGCGCCGGCACACCAACCCACGAAGGAGGCGGCCATGGCCGACACCACCCTCTACGACACGATGGCGCCCTCCGCGGGGTCCGTCGCGCTCGCGCACCAGCGCCTGATCCGCATGCGGCAGAACGGCGTGTTCCAGAACATCACGGGCGACATCAACAACCTCGCCCTCAACCCGACGAAGATCAGCGTCCCCCGCGAGGTGTACGGCCAGAAGGGCCGCACCCGCGAGGACATCATCGGGTACAACTACGCCCCCACCTTCGACGTCGAGGTCGTCCGCGACCCCGTCACGAAGCAGATCGTCGCCGCGCAGGCGTGGTTCAAGGACCTCGTGTCCGCCGCGTTCTCCGAGGGCGAGGCGAACAAGCGCGAGTTCCAGCTCTTCACCGACGCCCTCGACGAGGACATGCCGGTCGTGCAGGGCAAGTTCTCCGTCGCGTACGCCGAGGGGAACACCGGCTTCGCTGACAAGGGCGTCGTCCGCATCACCCTCCAGTCCGACGGCATCGTCCCCCGCATCACCTCCCCCCTCGCGGGGAGCGGCGCGCCGATCCTCGAGTCCGCCACCCCGGCCGGCCTCACCACCGGCGACCTGCTCAAGGTCCGCGGGTACAAGCTCGGCACGATCGTCTCCGCCACCATCGACGGTCAGACGGTCACCAAGATCCGCCCGGTCGACGAGTACACCGTCGCCCTGCTGATCCCGGCCACCGTGTCCGGCCCCGCGCCGATCACCGTCACCAACGACGTCGGCGTGTCCAACACGCTGCCGTACACCGCGGCGTAAGTCAGGGAGGGCAGGGACTCCATGACTGTGCACGCCGAGAAGGTCGGCCGCGACCTCCACCTCACGTTCGACGGCATCGAACAGCCGTTCATCATCCACCCGCTCCCCGGCCGCGCCGGGGTGCAGATCACCGACACCTACCTCGCCGTCTCCGCCGGCAGCGACCGGGCGAAAGAGATGACCGAGGCGTTGCAGATTGCCGTCGACGGCGGCCGTCAGAACGCGATCACGGGCCGATGGGAGCCGGTCCCCGACGAGGATCAGACGAACTTCAACCGCATCGGCCTCGAGCTGTCGCAGGACGAAGCCGAGTCGATCCTCATGCCCGCGTTCTTCTGGCAGACCGTGCTCGGTCTCGACGGCGTGAAGGTGTACATCGAAGGCGGTGAGGGTCTCGCCGGCACCCTAAAAGCGACGGGGGCGCTGTCCCGGCGTTTGGGTCTCTTGGCCCGGCCGACATCGCCCAGGGCATCCGAGACGGCCTGATCATCGGCGTCGGACGCCCCGACGCGGCCGGGAACTACCCCGAGCTGATCTACACCCCCGAGTGGCAGGCGCAGCGCGCACGCTCCGCCGAACGCCACGAACGCCGCAAAGACGTTCCCGGCCTGACCGCCTCCCAGTTCTGGGGGCTGGTCTGGCCGGAGCTCTTCGGCGAGGTGGAACTCGACCTCGCCACGACCGGCCTCGTCCCCGACCTGGACCGCGCGCTCGATACACGCCCGTGGCATACCGTGCGCGGCGCGATCGAGCGCCTCCCCGACATCGACACGACCTGGGTCGGGAAGGCGGTACGGCATGTTCGACGCGGGCGCACTGATCTTCAAGATCCAGACGGCGGGCGAGCAGACCTTCCAGTCGAACATGGCGTCGGCGGAGCAGTCGGTCGAGAAGCTCGGCCGGACTTCCGCTGAGGCCACCCCGAAGGTCGAGAAGACCGGCGACGCCGTCGACAAGACCGGCAAGAAGGCGAAGGACGCGAAGGCGCCCCTCGACGAGCAGGCGAAGGCGACGAAGAAGGTCGGCGACGAGTCCGACGACGCGTCGAAGAAGCAGAGCAAGCAGGCGGCGTCCACCGAAGAGCAGATCGCGGCATCCAAGGAACTGTCGAAGGTCCTGCTCGTCGGTGGCGCTGCCGTCGGCGCCGTCGTGGCGTTGTCCGTGGCGAAGTTCACCGAGTTCGACAAGGCGATGTCGCAGACGCGCGCGGCGACCATGGCGACCGCGGCTGAGCAGAAGGAGCTCGGCGAGGCCGCGCTCGAGGCGGGCGCCGACACCGCCTACTCGGCATCCGAAGCCGCAGCGGCCGAGGAAGAGCTCGCCAAGGCGGGTCAGACCGTATCCGACATCGTCGGCGGGTCCCTCAACGGCGCGCTCGCCCTCGCCGCGGCCGGTCAGCTCGCGGTCGCACGTTCCGCCGAGGTCATGGCGACGACCCTGACCCAGTTCCGCCTCCCGGCCCGTGAAGCTGCGCACGTCTCCGACGTGCTCGCAGCGGGCGCTGGAAAGGCCCAGGGATCCGTCGACGACCTCGCGCTCGCGCTGAGCTACGTCGGCCCCCTCGCCGGGTCCGTCGGCCTCTCGCTCGACGAGACGGCCGGCACGATCGCGTACTTCGCCACGCAGGGCATCATCGGCGAGAAGGCGGGAACCTCGCTCCGCGGCGTGCTCGCCAGTCTCCAGGCGCCGTCAATGGCCGCCACGAAGGAGATGGAGAAGTACAACATCACCGCGTTCGACGCGAACGGCAACATGCTGTCCCTCGCCGGTATCGCCGACCAGCTCCAGAAGAACCTCAGCGGCCTCACCGAGGAAGAGCGTCTCGCCGCGCTCGGGCGGATCTTCGGCAATGAGTCCCTCAACGCCGCCACCATCCTCTACGAGGGCGGCTCCGCAGCGGTCGAGAAGTGGACCGCGGCCGTCGACGACTCTGGCTACGCCGCCGAGCAGGCCGCGATCCGCCAGGACAACCTCGCGGGTGACATCGAGAAGCTCGGCGGGGCGTTCGACACCGCGTTCATCCGCACCGGCGCGGGAGCGAACGACATCCTCCGCGAGATGGTGCAGCTCGGAACGGGCCTCGTCGACATGTACGGCGAGCTCCCCGCGCCCGTGCAGGCGACCGCTCTCGCAGTCGGTGTCGCCGCCACGGCGATCCTGCTCTTCGCGGGCGGCGCGGTGCAGGTCCGGGCTCGGCTGATCGAGTTGCAGGCGGAGTTCGCGAAGACCAACGCCAGCATGCGCACCACAGCGCTCGTCGGCGCGGGCGCCGCGCTCGCCCTGTCGGGCATCGTCACCGTGATCGGAATCCTGGCCGCCAAGCAGGCGGACATGAACGCGGCCACCGAGGCGTACGCCGACACGCTGGACGAAGCCACGGGCGCCATGACCGAGTACACCCGGAAGAGCATCGCCAAGAGCCTCGCCGACTCAGGATCGTTCGAGGGTGCCCGCCAGGCTGGGATCTCGCAGGACGAACTCACCGAGGCGCTGTTCCGTGGCGGCAAGGCGTACGAGGACGTCATGGAGAAGCTCCGCGCAGCGCACGACGCGTCCGGCGGGTGGAACGCGACGATCGGTAACACGATCAACGCGGTGAAGGACACGAACGTCCAACTCCAGGATGCGAAGCAGCGGCACGAGGACCTCAAGGCCGCTACCGAGGGCACCAACGCGGCGACCGCCGCGGGCACCGACACCACGAAAACGGCAGCGGCGGCGTACGTCGAGGCCGCGCAGGGTGCCGACGCTCTCGAAGGTGAGCTGAAGGACCTCATCGACACGGTCAACGAGGCCAACGGCGTGGGTCAGGACGCGATCAGCGCGAACATCAGCTACAAGGACGCCCTCGCTCAGGTCGACGAGACCATCAAGAAGGCCCGTGAGGGTGCCGATGGCTACGCGCTCTCCCTCGACACGGGCACGGAGGCGGGCCGGAACAACCTGGGCATGCTGAACGACCTCGCGCAGAAGGCGCAGGAGGCCGCCGAGAAGCAGTACGCGCTCGATGGGAACACGCAGAACTACCGCTCCACCCTCGAGGCTGGCCGGCAGGCTCTCATCGACCGGGCCCGCGACCTCGGATACAACGCCGACGAAGCACAGGCCCTCGCCGATCAGATCTACCGCATCCCGTCCGAGACGGAGTGGAAGATCATCGCCAACACACAGTTCGCGCAGCAGCAGGTGGACTCGTACATCAGCAAGAACACGGGCCGCGAGATCATCCTGCGCATAGCCGGTGTCCCGGTCGCGCAGGGCCTCGGCGGGTCCGGCGGCATCACGCAGGCCGACGGCGGCAAGGTCGAGTTCTACGCTGACGGCGGCCGCCGGGGCGAGAACCACGTCGCCCAGTTCGCCCGCGCTGGCACCTACCGGGTGTGGGCGGAGGACGAGACCGGCGGCGAGTGGTACCTGCCGAACTCCCCGGCTAAGCGGGACCGCTCGCTCGTGATCGCGAAGCAGATGCTCTCCGAGTGGGGCTTCGACATGGTCCCGAAGGGCGTCACGCCCGCCGGGGGCGCAGGAGTCGCCGGGGGATCGCCGTCTCTGGCTGGCCTTGAGATCACCGGAACGATGCAGATCATGGGCGACGGTCTCGTCCGCATCGTCGACGGCCGCATCGCAGAGGCACGGTACGCGTCCGGCACGACACTGAGCGGAGGGAGCTCTTCGCGATGATCGTCACCCTCACCGCACGCCCCGACATGGCCCCCGTGCCACGCGTCGAGATCGAGCTGCAGGAGCTGAGCGTATGGGACGGCGGCACGGCCGCGTCCGCCCCCACCGCGACACTGGATGGCGGTGGGCCCAGCAGTACCGGGCCCGCCGTCTCTGGCGGCACGGCGTCCATGAACGTCGTCACCGTCCCCGATGGAACGAACCGCGTCACCCTGTGGCGGCGCGACGGCGAACGGCGACGCGAGGTGCGCGGCGTCATCGACGTGCCGTTCTCGACGGCGAAGTTCGGGGCGCTGGACCGAGAGGCAGGACGCGGCGTCGTCAGCTCGTACGAGCTCGACTGCCACACCGCCTTCGGTACCACGACGACCGTTCTCCTCGGGGAAGTGGTCCTGCCTGCGCCGAGCGAGCGCTCCGAGACGGTCATCCAGCAGCCGTTCAACGCGGGCCTCCACGCCGTCGTCACGGAGACCGCCGCGAACGTGGAGAGCATCACCCGCCAGGCGCCGGGCGAACTCGTCTACCTCGAGGGCGGCGCATACCCCCGCCTGGTCGGCTTCGGCCCCCGCCGGTCCTTGACCGGGGTGGAGCTGCGGTTCTACGCCGACACGCGACAGGCCGCGTCGGACGTGTGGGCCACGCTCGGCGACGAGCTGAACCCACAGCTCGCGGCGTGGCTCGTCCGATCAACCCACCCTCTCCTGCCCGCCGTGTTCTTCTGCGAAGTGCGCAGCTTGCAGGAGGTGGACGTCGACCTCGCCTACGGCGGCACCCGGTCGCAGTTCGTCGCGGTGGTCACCGAGATCGAGCCGCCGGCGCCCGGCATCGCGACCCCCGCCATCCGCTACTCCGACCTCGTCGCCGCGATCGGCCCCTCCTACACCGCACTCGGGGCAGCGCTTCCCCGCTACAGCCAGTGGGGCACCGCATGGGAGTTCGCTTCCGCAGGATGAAAGGAACGCCCCCATGCGCGCTGCCTCCGACCGTGCACGCAGCATCATCGGCGCCGGTGGCGTGAACTTCCAGTGGGTGTTCGACCTGATGTACGACGGGGAGCGTCGTCTCCCGAACGTGCCGATCGAGAACACCCCGGCCTTGCAGTGGGACGGGGGCCAGTTCGTCACCGGTTCCGGGCGGATCAACGTGATCTGGTCGGACGCGCACGCGCGGTCGATGATCCCCCGCGCGGTCGGCGACTGGTTCTCCCCGTTCGGCGCAGAAATTCAGGCGGACGTCCTGATCGGTGGCGGCGTGTTCACGGAGCGGATCCCGCAGGGCCGATTCGTCCTCACGGACGTCCCGGACGTCGTCGAATCGAACATGCCGTGGGACGGACGCACCATTCACCCCGGGGAGCAGTTCAGCCTCCAGGTGAAGGACCCGCTCGCGCGCGTGCAGCGCGACGACTTCCTGCTTCCGACGACGCCGCGCACGACGTCGGTGTGGGCGGAGATCCAGGATGTTTCGTCGATGACGATTGTCCGCACGGTGGCCGATGCCCCGGTCCCGACCATCCCCTACGAGGGCGCGAAGGAACCGATCCTCAAGCAGCTCTTCGATGTGCTCGATGCGTGGCCGCATGTTGATGCGTCTGGGGCGCTGACGGCCCGCCCGAAGACGTGGCCGGCGCCGATCGCCGATCTCGTGAACGTCGTGGCGGCGCCCCCGTCGATGACGTCTCAGTACACGTACAACCGGGTCGCGGTGATCGGAAAGTCGCCCGCGGGCGTGCCGCTGTACGGCATCCAGGAGGTCGCCGGAGGTTTCCTGCGCGCGCGCAATCGGGACGGGTCTCCGTCACCGTTCCGCACGGCGACGTACACGTATCGGTCCGATCGGCTCACGACCCAGCAGCAGGTCAACGACTACGCGACCTCGCTGCTGCCGCGCGTGTCTCGCCTGCGGTCTGTGACACGGAAGATCACCGAGCCCTTCAACCCGCTCCGCGAGGTCGGCGACGTGCTGACGTTCCGTGGTGGGCTGGTCCGCGTCGTCGCGGTGAGCCACAGCGGGGGCTTCACAGTCCTGACGGTGGAGGTCCCTGATGAATGACTCCGATGCGATCCTCCGCCTCCTCGAGGGCAAGAGCCGTGTCATCCCTTACATCGGGAAGTTCGCGGGCCTCGACGCGACGACAGCGCTCGTCGACCTTGGGCAGAACCGCCTCCCCGTCCCCTTCACCGGCGGGTACATCCCGCAGGTCGGGGAGACGGTTCACGTCTGGTCCATCGATGGTGCGATGTTCATGATCGGCCCCACCGACCCGAAGCCGGGCACCGGGGTCGTCGCGACGGTGTCCGGCGACTACGTCCGCATAACCACCGACTTCGGTACGTTCTCAATGCCGTACGGGCCGCCGTCGGACCCGCCGACGTCGGGCGACTTCGTCGGCATCAACTGGTCGTGGCCGCCGTGGTGCATGAAGCTCTCCACCTCGCCAGACCCCGTGACCCCTCCTCCCGACCCGGGCGGCGGGTCACAGCCGCAGACTCGATCCGCCGAGTTCCGCGCGACAGACGCAGGATCCACCGACCGTTCGTCGGCCCGCTGGTGGACATCGAACCCCTACGCCTCGAACACGACCTACGGGGCATGGTTCTACGGCCAGCAGATCAAAGACACCATCCCCGCAGCAGCAGAGTTCGTGTCGCTCGAGATCTACATCGCCTACCAACAGCGGCGAGGTGATGCGCCCCGCTTCGCTCTGCACGACCGAGCAGAGAAGGTCGGGGTCCCTGGCTTCGCGTCCCCGGTGACGTGGGCGCCGTCGCCGGGGTGGCAGACCCCTCCGGACTCGGAGGGCTGGTTCGCGGCTCTCAAGGCAGGCGGGGATCGGTACGGCGTCGGCCTGGATCAGGGCGGCTACAACATCTTCAAGTCGCTCGCGCAGGACGGTATGTCCGGTGCGTTGCGCATCACATGGAAGGCGTGACCAATGAGCTACACCGAAGGAGCCGACGGCTCCCTCACGATCGGCGACGACGCGTCGAGCCCGGCGGCGGACCTCCAGAAGATCGCTGACCTCGCCATGAAGATGGCGGGCGGCCTGAAACTGACGGAGGCCGAGCGGGAGCAGCTCACTGCGTCGCAGACCCGCGTCGGATGGCTACTGTCCGCGACGGACACCGGACGGGTGTACCTGCGGACGGCGGCAGACCCGATGGGGGTCCTCATCGCGGGTGTAGACCTTCCCCACTTCGGATATCAGCGGGTCGACCCGTACAACTTCGACCCGGGAACGCCTGCGGCGATCACCTACGCCGAGAACCCGTTCGAGGGCAAACTGTCAGGCTTCACCACCAGCAACCGGCGCGTGTTCACGTGCGACCTGCCGGGCGTCTATCTCGTGGCCGCGGTCGCGGCGGCGGTGTCAGGGTCGGGAACACCGGAGACCTACACCAACCTCCAGATTCAGCGGAACGGGAGCACCCTCGCGGCCGGGAACTCGCAGTCCATCGCCAGGGCCAACTGGTTCACCTCCCCGACGGCAACAGCGTCCGCGACCATCCGTTTCCAGCGGGGCGACACGCTCCAAGTCGCGATCGGATCAGGCCTCACCGTGGCCGGCGCCACCGGACCCAACTGCGCCATGTTCGTCGACTACCTCCACCCCTGATCGGAGGCGCATCGTGACTGTTCTCTCCTGGAACGACGCCGTCGACATCGGCTACGGACGCGGTCGCCTCGCGCGCGAAGCGGCGGCGTCGCTCGCGCGCGTCGATGTCGCGATGCGGTCCGCGTTCGGGCGCGCCGCCGACATCAACGAGGCGTGGCGCTCACCCGAGCAGGCGAACGCCAACTACGCCCGGTACCTCCGGTACCTCAACGGCGGGCCGTGGGCGCCGATCGCTCTCCCCGCCGACCAGTCGGTGCACTGTGTCGGGTACGCCGTCGACACCGACGACACCTCCGACGCGCAGATGCGGATCTGGAACGAGCGCGGCTGGTACTGGACCGTATACCGCGACGGGAAGCTCGTCGAGCGCTGGCACCTCGAGTACTTCCGCGACCGCGACAAGCATCGCAACGACGCCGCCCCTGCGGGCGGTGAAGCCAGCCCCATCCCGGCCCCTGAGGAGCCGCCGAAGAGAAAGAAGCGCACGATGATGATCAACGCTGCATGGCGAGACCGGAACGACACGATCGCGGTGCAGGCGCGCCCCGGCGGTCGCGTCACCCAGTTGCAGGACGCCCTCGAATGGCGCGGCATTCAGGCCGCGACCGGTGCCGAGTACGCCCAGGTCGAGAACGACGAGCTCGCGTCGATCGGCGCCCGCTTCGGTGGGTTCCTCACGTCGCCGAACTTCGATGACGCCCGCACCGGAGAAGGTTCCACCATCCTCGTCCCGCTGGACGGGAAGGCCGACCGCTACGCCACCCTCGGCGACCGTGCGTACTGGATCGACCAGGCGACGATGGACGACATGCTCGCCAAGGGCGCGATCCAGGTGCGCGTGCCCCGCGAAGAGATCGTCGCGCGGACGTCGTGACCCCGCTCGACCTCATTCTCTTCCTCGCGGCCAACCTGTCTACTCCGCCGACGATCAACATCCCGATTCGGGACGGGGTGACCGAGGGCGGGCTCATCGTCATCGGCATCCTCGTGATCGTGATCGTCGCCCTCGCGGTCGTCGGGCTCGTGATCCTCAAGTTCGGGTCGCAGATCAACTCGCGGATGAAGGCCGTGCAGGAGCAGGTCGCCAACGACCACAAGCACGCCGACGGCACGCCCATCAATCTGCGCGACGACCTCGACGGCAAGCACGACGAGAACGCCAAGAGGCTCGACAAGGTCCTGGCGATGATGACGACCATGCAGCGGGACATTGCGTTCCTCATGCGCCGGTCGATCGAGCAGGACGACCGGCTCGAAGACCTCGAGGATACGGGCGGCATCACGCGCCGATCTCGGCGCAACTTCGAAGACACCTGACCCCGGCAGCCGTCGGGGTTTTCTCGTTCCGGAAGGACACTCTCATGCTCACTCGTCAGGCCATCATCCTGGCTACCATCCGCACCGCGGTCCCCGCCGCGATCGGCTGGTTCCTCGCGCAGCTCATCGCCCGCATCCCTGTCGTCGCTGACGTCATCGCGACCATCGACTCGACCCTCGCGACCGCCGCGCCCGGCGTCCCGGGTCTGAACGTGGCCGCGCTCCTGAACGCGGCGGCCATCGGTCTCGTCGTCGCGGCGTACTACTGGCTCGTCCGCCAGGTTGGTCGTCGCTGGCCTGCTGTCGAGCGGTGGCTGCTCGGCTCGGCGCAGCAGCCCATCGGCTACGCCAAGCAGTCGCGCGATGGCGTCTGGGAGGTCACCAGCCTCCCCGATCCGTCGAAGGTCGACCGGGACACCTACCAGGCTGCGCTCGAGCGGCTCGATCCGCACAACCCGGCGGCGTTCCGCGACCCCGGCGCACATAACCAGCCGTGACCACATTCCGGGCGGCGGTCCTGCTCGGGGCCGCCGCCGCTTTCCTCACCATCTTCTTCTCACCCTCCCGCGGCGTCGCCCGCACTTCCCGAACGGAGTAGCCGCATGGCTCTTGCTCAGATCCTCCTGCGCGGCGGCACGTCTGCCGAGTGGGCGGCCTCGAACCCTGTCCTCGCTGAGCGGGAGCTCGCGATCGACACGACCTTGAAGCGGGTGAAGGTCGGCGACGGTCAGAACGCGTGGTCGGCGTTGCCGTGGGTCATGATAGACGCCGCCGACGTCGCCCGGCTTGAGGCCGCGGCTGACGCCCTGGTCGGCGCCGCGGACGTGACGGACGCCGCGATGACGACCGTGCAGGCGGACCCGACGTCAGCGTTCGCCGTGGCCCAAGAGGCCAGATTTGGTGCAGGTGGCACCGCCGGGAACATCAACAAATCGACCGCCCAGGGTGTCGCCCTGGTCCAAGCCCTGATCTTCGGAGGCAACTGACATGGCTACCCCCAACCTCTCGGCGATCACCACGGTCACGCCGGGCATCCTGACGTCGCAGCAGCTCGCGTCCGGTGACGTGACGGTGTACACGGTGCCCGCGAACAAGGCGGCGAAGCTCGCGAAGCTGGTGCTGTCGAACGTGTCGGCATCCGCGGTCACCGTGTCCGTCAGCATCGTCCCCTCGGGTGGCACGGTCGACGGGACGCACCGCGTCGTGTCCGGCTACAGCCTCGCCGCGGGCGACACCACGACCATCACCGAGGTCGAGGGATGCTGGCTCGGCCAGGGCGACCTCGTCTCGATCAACACGAGCGCCGGCACCTCCGTCGACGTGCTCCTGTCCGGGCTGGTGTTCTCCTGATGGCCCGCCGCTCACGACTCTTCCCCAGCGCGGGCGTGACCGACGCGACCGGACGCCGACTCGACGGATTCAAGGCCATCGGTGCCGTGGAAGCGGACGCACGGTACGCACGAAATGTTCCTCGTCGCCGCGACGTGCCCACGCCCGTGCTCGCGAACATCACAGCGGACACAGTGATGGCCTCGCCGCCGACGGTCGGAGCTATCGCCAGCGCCTCCGCGATCACGAGCGGCAAGGCATGGAAGGCGGGCATCGACGGTGTGATCGGCGCTGGCGCTGTGGACGTCAATCAGCCGTTCAACTACGCCGGCGTCAAGAAGACCTCGTGGCGTCAGGAGGGGAGCACTTTCCCCGGCTACGGCTACATGGTGTTCGACGTCCCCGATCACACGAACGCTCCCTCTGCGCTCTACCGCCAGCAGTTCTACTTCGACGGGTCGAAGCTCGAGTGGAAGTTCCACCAGTTCACCGGGTACAACATCACCATCCGCGTCGACGGACAGCGTGTCTCCGCCGCACCCGTCCGCACGACGAGCAACAGCCCCGCGGAGGCGTTCCTGCCCATCACGTTCTCCTCGCGCAAGATCCGGCTGATCGAGATCCAGTCGTCGTTGCCGTTCGGTCGCGTCATCACGGAGCCCTCCGACACGGTGTGGGTCGCGGAGCCGGCGGGTTTCCCGCGTGTGGTCGTCCTCGGTGATTCGTACACGCAGGGCACCGGATCGGACTACCCCGGGTCGACCGGCTACGTCCAGCAGCTCGCCGCCCGCATGGGCTGGGTCGACCTGGTGACGGCGGCGGTCGGCGGGTCGGGGTACCTCAACGGCGGCCAGGCGGGGAAGACGTTCCAGCAGCGCGTGCAGACCGACGTGATCGACCTGGCCCCCGACGTGGTGCTGATCGTGGGCGGACACAACGACACCACGTCGTCGTCGTCGACCTTCACTCCTGCGGCATTCGCGACCGCGGCTGACCTGCTCTACAAGACGCTCCGCACGGCGCTCCCCAACGCGGTGCTGATCGCGGTCGGGCCGCTGGGGCATCAGTCCGAGCAGGGACCGTACGCGACCATGCTCGCGTCCATGCAGTCGAAGGGTGCGGGAGTGCTCGATGCGGTCATCGACACGATGACGGTGCCGTGGTTCTTCGGTACGGGGAACACGGTCAGCCCGACCGGGAACGGCAACGACGACTTCTACTTCTCGTCAGCCGACATCGCTCACCCGGTCCAGGCGGGACACGACTACCTTGCGCGACGACTGTTCGCTGCCCTGGTTCCGGTCCTGACCCGTTAGGTATGAGCGCGACTTCGCTCTGATCCTGCTGGCCTAGTAGGCGGAGTTGCTCAGGTAATCCGTGGCGCAGCGATCATTGCAGAACGGGTAATCGCCGGGCTCGGCGGGCTCACATTTTGCTCCGCATGAGCGGCACGTCACCGCGGCCACGGCCTTGCGGCGCGCGAACCACTCGGCGATGTGGAGGATGGGTGCGCGGTCGGCCATGCGCGGGAGCCTACCCCTCTGATCTTGGCGTCGCCACCGGCCAGCTTTTGCTCGTGGCACCTGCACACTGAACGACGAAAAGCCCCCGGCGCCCCTCTTCGGAGGTGGAGGCCGGGGGCTTTCTTCGTTCCTGGCGAGGTCAGGCTCGACGGCGCGCGACTACCAGCAGCGTTATCCCGACCGCCAAGTACACGAGCATGAAGGGCTCGAAGAAGACGCCCTGGCTGAAGAAGACGACCAGGGCTCCTGCGACGCTTACGACGATGAGCGCGATGCCGAGAGCTCGAACCAGTCCGGTGTCCATGGCTCGAACGTTATCGCAGACACGCGTGCTGGCCGTGGTGCTTTGGATACGATGACGAATCGGAACGGTGCTCACGCGGATGTCGCGGCTCTCTGCCCTTTCCACGGATGAAGGGCGGAAGGTGACCATCACGCACGGCAAGCAGGCTCTCGCGAGCGGCGCGCCCCGGGGGCCGCTGTGGTTTGCGGGCGGATCCATACTGGGTGCTGTGGCGGGCCTTGCGGTGGGGATAGTAACCGCCCGTCCCGATTACGCTCTTGCGGCTTTTGCGGCCGCGGTGGTCCTCACCTTCATCGCCTACATGGCGGGCGTTCGATCGGTTCTTGCCGCCGCTCTGCTCTTCCTCATCGCTCCTGGGGTGCTCGGCGAAACGTCGTTCGTGAACTCCGCAGTCGGGGCTGTGGGGTTGCTGGCTGTCGTGCTCACGTACAAGCCGACCCGATCCTCAAGATTGGGCAGCACCACCCTCGTCGCAGCCTTTCTACTGTTTCCAGCGTTCGGGATGATCGGCGCGTACGGGGCGCCTGTCGCTGCCATCTTCGGGATAGCCGCGATAGTCGCATCCCTGGCATTGTCCCGCCCCCAGTTCGCGCTCGACGCCCTCACAGGTATCACCTGGACACTAGGCCTCTTCTGCGCGTCGTTCATGGTGACGTGGTCGCTCGGACAGTTCAACGGGCTGGGGCTGCAGCTCCCGACCGGAACCCGCACCCTGCAAGTCGACCTCCCGTTCACGGTGTCGGCGGCCGGCGCACCATTCCTGCCCGGCACGCGTCGCATGTCGCCGATGACTGGCGAGCCTGGACTGCTTGCGCTGTTCATCGCACCGCTGCTCGCGGTTGTCTTCGCCAAGGGCGCCTCACGGTCTCGTCGCACCTGGACGGCCGTGATCTTGCTGGCGGCCGCGGTGTTCTCCCAGTCGGTTGCCACGATCTTTGCTGTCGCTGTGGCCCTCGCGGTAGGAGTCATTGCCGTTCTGTGGAAGCGGCGCGCCTACGTCCGCACGGTGCTGATCGTCGGAATTGGTATGGCCCTGGCCCCGAGCGCGATCACGGCGGCACTTGGCGAGAAAGCCTCGGTCGCTGCCGCATCGTTTACCGACCGTGGTCTCGCAAATCTCGGCGAGGGGAGCGCGGCCATGTACGGAAACATCAACCTCCTAGTGATGTCCTCGAACGACCTTGTCCTCTTCCTGGTAATGCTTGCTGGCCTGCTCTGCGGATTCGCCATCGCCCGTCGCACACTCGGCGGATTCGTCGCTTTCCTGGCGTTCGCCGTGGTCGCGGCAGTGGCGCAACCGGTTCAGTGGCACCCAGGCGGGTGGCTGCTCATTGCGTGCGCTGCCATCTTCGCCGTCCACGCCCGCGCAACTGCCCATCAGCCACGCTCCTTGACTGCATCTTCCCGGATCAGATAGCTCCATAAATGACGACGCCCTCGTGTCCCTCTTCGGAGGTGACACCGGGGGCGTTCCGTCGTTGTCAGACGTGTCGGACGTGCAGCAGGATCCACCCGTCGGGCACCAGGTCCCGCAACCCGGCCATGTCGGCGGCTTCGATGTCCCGTGCCCCGTCGCGCCGTGAGTACGTCCCGGACGCGGTGAGCGTGTCCGTGCCTTTCCCCATCCGGACGGGCGCGTCGGTGAGGACGAACCCGGCTGGCGCTTGCTGCTCGAGCAGGGTGTGCGCTTCTTCGAGGGAGCGTGCCTCCACTTCGGCGGTGGTGGTTTCGCGGGGGCGGATGGTTCCGATCAGCACCAGGTCAGCCTAGATTGCGCACGGTGACGGCGTTGCGCCACACGACCGGCTGCCAGTGCCCACCGTCACACGGCACCTCAACGATCACGATCCTGTCATTCGCCCCAACCGCCCACGCTTCGACGCGCTCGGCCGCACGGGTGGGCCACTGAACCCACGCCCACACGGGACGTTTCGGGTCGAACCACTCGACCGGAGCGGGCCCGTACGCCTGCATCGGCAGCGTGATCGGATGCACCCTCGCGAGCGTGCGCGCCAGCTTCTCATCGCTGACCCTCGTCGACCCCATGCAGACCGGTCCCCTTCCCCGGCCAGGAGACAGGCTACGTCAGGGCGCCGACATCAGACCACGGGGCAATGTCGGAGGTCCCGGGCAGACTGCACACATGGCTGAGCTGAACGCACCCGCTCTGCTCGACTTCGAAGCGAGATGGGGCCACCACACGGGCGCGAAAGAACTCGCGATCATGGACGACCTCGGCATGCGCCCGGCGAGGTACTACCAGCTACTAACTCGCGTCGCCCGAAGCCTCGAGGGCATCGCGCACGACCCGATGACCTGCCGGCGCGTGCGAGACGAGACCGCAGCAGCGGCCTAATCAGCGTGCTTGACGAGGATGCTCGCACCGTTGTCGGGGTGGTACGCCCACGAGATCGTGTAACCGTCCCACTCGTCGTTCTGGCGACCGTCGAGCGCACGGGTCTGCCCGATCTCCGCTTCGATCGCTGACGGAGCATCGAGCCCCTTGAGGAAGCACGTCATCTGCGCGTACGTGGGACCGTCGAGCTTCGTCACGCGCTGCAACTGCACAGCCTCTCCCCCATCGAGGATCTCGACGGTCGAGGACCCGGCGGATGCGACACCGCAGCTCGCCAGCTCTTCTCGGAACGTCGCGAGTCGCTGCACCTCGGCGGCTTGCGCTTCGGCGGCGACGCGCGCTGCCTCTTCCTTCGCGGCGGCCTCTTGCGCGGCGTTGAGCGAGACGGGAATCGCGATCGCCGCGGCGATGACGATGGCCCCGATCCCGGCGAAGATCCACGGGGTGAGGTTGCGCTTCTTCGGTGCCGGTTGCTGCGGTGGTTCGGTGGTGATGGTGCTGTCGGTCATGGTGCCCCCTGCTGTGTTCGCTGAGCATACCGCCGCTCGCGGGCGTCGTCAGGGGCGGATTGAAAGCGGTACGTTTCCGGTACTTTCACGGGCCGGGAGCGGGTCCATGCCCCTGGCAGCCGCGGAATTACGTGCCGGCTACAGGACTTGAACCTGCAACCCCCGTATTCGCGACAGCGTATCCCGTGATGACCCAGAATAACCCGTTGACCTGGCATTTGACGGCACCTGGTGACCCAGATTGTCCCGCGATAATCCGTGAGTATCCCGCCCAAAACGGTACGTAAGCGGCACTCTCAGGAGGCGAACAGCTCCAGGATCGTGCGCACGTCAGGCCCCTGGTGCAGTCGTCGGATGTAGTGCCTCTTCGTGATCTTCGGGGACTCGTGTCCGAGCTGACCGGCGGCGGTCTCGTCGTCGGCCTCGGTGGCGACGAGCGTAGCGACGGCTTTGCGGAACGTCTTCGGCGTCACCCAGTCGTCGTAGCTGTGCGCGGCGCGGAACTTCCGCCACTGGGTGCGGAAGTTGTTGGGGCTGCGCAGCGTGCCGGTGACGGACGGGAAGACGTACTCGCTGTCGCGTGAGCGCGCGTTGAGTGCGTCGACGAGGAACGGGGGCAGGATCAGCCGCCGGTGTGACATTTCCGTCTTCGCGTAGGGCTGGCGGTAGAGGCCCCGCCCGGGGATCTCCTTCACGGTGCCGGTGACCTCGATGTAGGGGATGTCGACGAGGTGCACGTCCTTGTTCCAGCGGAGGGCGAAGACCTCTCCGGTGCGGATGCCGGTGCCGAGGATCATGTCGACGGGGTCGGCGATGTCGGTGCGGCGGAGGACTCCCCCGTTGCTGCGGCGAGCGTCCCATTTCGCGAGCTGGGCGCGCGCCTGGATGACCTCGGCGAGCTCCAGGGTGCGAGGCTCGGCTGCCTTGCGGGGGATGGAGACTGCGTCGCGCACCGGGTTCGAGGGGAGCGCGCCTTTGCGCACGGCGAGACCGCACACGCCCCGGAGGACGACTCGGCACAGGCGGGCGGTCTCGGGGCCGCTGCCGACCATGAGCGCTTCGAGGAACCGGTCGACGGCGGGGACGGTGACCTCACGCATCTGAAGGCCGCCCATGCCGCGGACGATGTGGACGAGGTTGCGGGTGTAGAGGTACTTCGTTCCATCGCTGACGTCGCGGCGTTCGAGTTCGCGGGTCCACTCCTCGGCGACGCGGGACAGCCGAGTCTCCGGGGTGAGGTCTTCGGAGGGGAGGCGGGCGCGGTCGCGGAGCGCTTCCTTGAGGAGGTTCTCCGCCTTCTGCCCGGTGCTGCCGACGCGGCCGACCTTGCGGGTGACGCCGTCGTAGTCGCGAAATCGTGCGACGGCCTTCCATTGCCCCGGCGCGAGCTGGACGCGGTTGATGTCTCCCCACGTGCCAACGGGCAACGGCGGACGCGCCATTTCAGGCGGTCCGCTCGCGGTGTGTCCACTGACCCGCGCCCATGCGGGGCTGAACGTAGACGGTGTTGCCGAGGCGCTCAAGGAGATTCTGGAACGCGATGACGGTGCTGCGCATCACGTCGAGGTCGACCGCGATAGCGCCCGGGTGGCCGGCGTGCACGGTCTCGAGGTGTCGGTAATCGTCGATGTCGATGAGGCGGAGTGCGGCCCATTCCTCGGCGCGGCGTTCCTGCTTCGCGTGCACGGGCCCGAAGTGGGTGGGCGTGTCGCCGAACGCTGCGTGCCCGAGCTCGTGCGCGAGGACAGAGCGGTGGTGACGGGCGGACATGCCGCGTCGCAGTCGGATGCGGCGGGCGTCGTGGTCGTAGACGCCGTCGCGGTCGGCGGGGAGGCGGGTGTATTCGATCGTCACGCCGATGGTGTCGGCGTAGTCGAGAAGAAAGCGATCAACTGGGGTCGTCATAGGAGGGCTGTTCGTCGGTGGGCTCCGGGTCGGCGGGGCGGGCTGCTTCGTAGAGCTGCTTATCTTGCGCGGGGGTTCCGACATTGCGCCTCGGGAAGGCCGTGACGTTCGACTGCCCGACCTTGTCCTCTGCGTGGAAACGCTCGGTGGCGCGCTGGATGAGTGTCTGCGGGTCGAGCCCGAGGAGTTCGGCGACCTGGTAGGCGACAGGGACGGGGATGTCGCGCTTGCCCGTGACGTAGTTGTCGAGGGTGCTGCGCGCAATGCCGAGCTGTTTTGCGACACCGAGGATGCTCTGCCCTGCCGCGGAGATCTCTGCGCGGATCTGACGTCCAATGGCCGCGTTGTAGCGGTCCGACCGTGCCTTCATGTGGTGAACACTAGCAGCCATTTGACGCAAAAGTGTAGTCAAAATAGGTAGTTTTGCGGTTGCTTGACGTCAAACGACGACGTACTGTCCTCATATGGCTACAGACATTCGCTCCAAGGTCGCGGCGGCGGTTCTCCTCGAACTGTCCAAGGCGGACCGGACCAAGCGCTGGCTGTCTGACCGGACGGGTATCCCGTACTCGACGTTGGACCGCAAGCTGCGCGCCCACGTCGACCTTTCGTTCACCGAACTCTTCTCCATCGCTGAGGCGCTGGGGATCGAGCCGTGGCGCCTCACCCCCGAGGCGTTCATGCCCGAGCAGCGGGCGGTCGCGTCGTGACCGCCGCAGCCGGGGTGGACGAAGTCCTCACGATCCAGCAGGTCGCCGAGGTCACCGGTCTCGCAGTCAAGACGCTCCGCAACATGCGCTGCAAGAACGAGGGGCCGCGCATGTGGCTTCTCCGCGGACGTGTGCGCTGCTACCGCAGCGACCTCGACGCCTGGATGCGAGAGCAGTCCGGCATCGACAAGGTGACCCCGCTCAAGCGGACCGCCTGACACCCATCGAAGAGAAACGCCCCCGGCGGCAACCGGAGGCGAATCGAAGAAAGGAGGGCACTACAGATGCCCACCACCGCCACGGTAGCACCGCACCGCGTGCGCACCGCAGAGGACGTCGTCGCCGGTCTCCGAGCGTTCGCCGACTTGATCGAGGCAGGCGCGTTCCCCGGCATCACCGGGGCGCTGCGCGCAGACCTGCACGTCACCAACCGGGACAGCGTCGAGGCTGCTGCTCGCGTCGTTGACACCGATGCGACCGACGCAGGCGGGGGCCTGCTCAAGGCCGCCGCGTCGATCGCTGGCGTCGAGCTGACCGTCTACACGGTCGACCGTGCCCGCGTCCTTCGTCGCGACCCCGAAGCGACCGCCGCGCTCGCGGAGCGTGACGCATGAGTGATCGCATGACTTCCGCCCGCGTTGCGGATGCCCCGTTCGGAACACTCGCCATCGGCGAATGGGGGCGGCGCACCCGGCCCGAGATGATCGCGAAGCTCCGCGAGTCGGCTCAGCGGCAGAAGGAAAGCGCCGAGCGTGTGCTCTCCGCAACGGATGAAGAGATCATCGTTGAGACCTACCTGGGTCCGCACTCGCAGCGCAACCTTCAGGTGGTCTCGTCGTGACCGATTACGCCGCCCGCGCGGCTCGCAACGCGCACGCGGTCGCGCTCACCGCGCTCCGCCCCGCACCGACCGGATGGCGTCGCGCCGCCGAGGTCGCCGGACTCATCGCCCTCGGGATGCTCGCCGCCGCCGGGGTGATCCCGTGGTGACCGTCTGGCCCGAGCCCGAGCAGGACACGGACGCCGACGAGGCCGCCGAGGTCGAGACGGGTGAATGCCCGACCTGCGGCCCCGATCAGGTGCCCGACGTGGACGGCCTCTGCTCCTGGTGCGGACGCCCCCTCCACCTCGGCCCCAACCTCCGCGACGACCCGAACTGGTGGCGCGAATGAACGCCCTCGGCCAGCTCGTCGCCACCCTCCTGATCGCCGGGATCCTCCTCGCGATCGTCGCCATCACCCGGGGCCGCATCGACGGCGCCGCAGTCCTCTCCTTCAACCTCATCTTCTTCGCCGCCGCCGTCACCGCGTGGGCGGCCAACAACCGAAAGCAGAACCGACCATGACCACCGAAGAATGGCGTCCCGTCGTCGGCTTCGAGGGGTACTACGAAGTCAGCGACCAAGGCCGCGTGCGGTCTGTCCCGCGAGTCGTCAGGTGCGCAAATGGCGTCCACCGCCGGCTGCCCGGCGTGATTCTCGCGCCGCGTCCTCGCGCTGACGGTCACCTCGACGCGAGCCTGTGCCGTGGCTCGCTGGCGGTCAACCACAAGGTGCACCAGCTCGTGATGGCGGCCTTCGTGGGACCGCGCCCTGCTGGCCTTGAAGTTCTCCACGGCAACGGTGACCCGACCGACAACCGACGCGCAAATCTTCGCTACGGCACGCGAAGCGCGAACGCGCTGGACGCCGTAGCGCACGGCACGCACCACTGGGCGGCCAAAACTGCCTGCCCCCACGGCCACCCGCTCGCCGAGCCCAACCTCGTCCCGTCGAAACTCGCGCGGGGCTACCGCAACTGCCTGGCCTGCTCACGTGAGCGCGCCTCGGCACGTCATCACAACCGACCCTTTTCACCCACCTTCGCCGATGCGCGTCTCGCCGCGCTGGGCATGCAGAAACAGGAGCACGCAGCATGAGCAAGAGCATTCACGTCCGCAACTTCGCCGGCATCAAGGAGGTCACTCTCCACCCGAAAGGGAATCTCGTCGTCATCGCGGGTTCCAACGGGGCCGGGAAGTCGTCTCTCATCAACGCGGTCTCCGAGCTGTTCAACAGCAAGGGCGTCAAGCTCTACCCGAAGCCGATCCGCGATGGCGAGGACGAGGCCTATGCCGAGTACGTCGACGAGGAACTCGACCTGCGCATCAGCCGCACATGGAAGAAGGACGGCACCGCGGGGACGCTCACCGTAGAAGCGCTCGATGGTGCCCGATACTCCAAGCCGTCTGAGGTGATCGCCAGGCTCACTGGCGGCCTCATCTTCGATCCCGTCGAGTTCCTCCAGATGGACGAGAAGAAGCAGCGCGACGCGCTTCTCGCCAAGGTCGACCTGCCGTTCGATATCGACGAGGTCGCCCGGGAGAAGCAGGGCGCCGAGGGCCGCCGCCTCGAAGCTGGCCGCGATGTGAAGCGTCTCGAGGGTGCGCTGGCGTCCATCCCGACGCCCGCCCCGGGCACGCCCGCCGAGGAGGTGTCCAGCGCCGAGGTGGCCGCCAAGCTCGAGGAGGCACGGGCGCACAACCGCGCGGTGCAGCAGACCCGCGCCGAGCATCTCGCCGCCGAGCAGGAAATCGCGCGGGCGGAGGAGCGTCTCGCCGAGCTGCGCGCGCGGGTGCAGGACCTCGCGCCGCGCGCCGCGCAGCGCCTCGTTGAGGAGGAACCGCTGATCGAGGAGCTGGGGTCGGTCGACGCCGTCAACCGGCAGGTGCGCGCCGCTCAGGAGCGCGCTCGTGTCGCCGCCGAGCTCGCCGCGGCCCGCACTGCGCACGAGACCGCACAGAGCGCCATCGACGCCGTCGAGGCGAAGAAGGCAGCGGGCCTCGCCGCGGCGTCGTTCCCGGTTGAGGGGCTGTCGGTCGACGAGTCGGGCGTGACCTTCCAGGGCATCCCGTTCGCTCAGGTGAACAGCGCCATGCGCCGTCGCATCGCGTTCGCTATCGCCACCGCCGGCGACCCGGAGCTGCGCCTGGTCATCGTGAAGGACGGTGACCTCCTCGACGCGGAATCCCTCGAAGGCATCCGCGACATCGCCGCCCGCCGCGGGTACACGGCGCTCATCGAGCGCGACCGTGACGAGTCCCGCCAGATCGGCTTCACGATCGTCGATGGCGCCCTGGGCGGTGCGGCATGACTCTCGACATGGGTGCCATCAAGGAGAAGCACGGCCTCGCGCAGGCCCGTCGTGAATCCGAGCGCGCGGACCCGATTGCCGCCCGCGTCGGTACGAAGCTGTTCCGCGACGGCCACCGGAAGGGTTTCTGGGACGGTGCGCAGTACGTCCTCGAGAACCTCGCCGCGTTCGCCGACGTCATCGACTGGCGACTCCTCGCCGGGATGAACCAGGGATACCTGCCCGCGCGGTGGCTGCGCCCCGGCGACCGCGTCGTCGTCGCCGAGGTTGAGGGCGTGGTGGTCGACCGGGAGGTGCGCGAAGCTTTCCGGACCGTCCACTTCACCGTCCGCAGCGACCGCGGCGCACAGATCGTGTTCGAGCGGTCGACCGAGTTCCTCATCCGAGTGCTCACGGTCGGGGCGCTGACTTGACCGCCCTTGCCCTGCTCGACCGGACCCTCGGTGACACCGCCGACCGGGACTCGTGGGCTCACGTCCATGAGAAGACGATCGGGTCTTACGCCGCGTCGAGCTTCGCCAAGTCCAGCTCGGTCGAGACGTACGTGCGGCAGATCATCGCCCCGCGCGAGTTCCGCGGAAACGCTGCGACCGACTCGGGCGTGCGGTGGGAGCCGATGCTCCTCGCCTGGGCGGGCGCCGAACCGAACAGCCTGTTCATCCACCACCCGGACGAGCGCGGTTTCGGCGCGACGGTCGACGGCACGATCCCCGGCGACCCGTTCGTCATCGTCGAGACGAAGGCGAAGCACAACAAGATCGTCACCGGCCCGGAGCGCCGCGAAATCCGACAGATCGCCTGGCAGCTCTTCTGCATCCCCGAGGCAGCCGAGTGCCGCTTCGTGTGGGGAGAGCTCGTGACAGGCCCCAGCGAAGACGGCGGATGGCGTCTCCGCCGCGATCCGCAGACCCTCGTCTTCCCCCGCGAGCACCCCGCGATCGTCGCCGCGACGGCGCTGATCGTACCCATCGCTCACGAAGTCCTCGCCGGCGTCCGCGCCGCGCGCGCAGCAGAGAAGGTCCCTTTCTGATGACGAACGAACTCGTTCTTCCCTCCTCCATCCGCCCCGACACCTGGAACGCCGACACCGCGGCGATGATGGAGTTCGCCGGGCTGACGTGGCTCGAGCAGCGCCCCGACCCGGAGAACCCGGGCACCTCGAAGACCGTGCGCATGTACGCCCCGTCGGGGATCATGGCCGCGTTCATCGCCGCGTGCCGTCGCACCGGGCTCGACCCGACCGCGAAGCAGATCTACGCCGCGCAGATGGGCGGCAAGTGGACCGTCCTCATCGGCATCGACGGCATGCGCCTCGTCGCGCAGCGGTCGGGCGAGTACGACGGGCAGGACCCGATCGAGTGGCAGGCCACCGAGGACGGCCCGTGGACGACCGTCCCGCCGAAGCAGCCGTTCTCCGCCCGCATCCGCATCTACCGGAAGGGCATCAGCCGCCCCCTCGAGCAGACCGTGACGTGGGCCGAGTTCGGCGGTATGAAGGGCAACTGGGATAAGCGGCCGTCGCACATGCTCGGCATCCGCGTCGAGTCCCACGGGTTCCGCCGCCTGTACCCGATGGAACTGTCGGGGCTCTACACGCCCGAGGACTTCGAGGCCGACGGCGAGCTCGTGGCTGCCGCCGCGCCGGATGCGCCCGCGTACTCGGAGGACTGGTTCGCCATGTTCGCCGCGGCGTCCACCCGGGAGGAGCTCGAGGCCGTGCGCCAGCGCATCCCGGAGGAGGAGAAGAACGACAAGCTCCGCACCGCTTACCTCGCCCGGGCCGGCTACCTCTCCCGCGAGGATGCCCGCACCGAGGACGCCGAGGTCGTGGACCCCGACGACGACCCCGCACCGACGGCGGCTGAGCCCGCGGCGCACGAGATGACCGCCGAGGAGTACGAGGCCCCAGAGGCCGCACGCTTCGACGCCGAGCAGGGGGCGAACCGTGGCTGACGTCATCGACGGCGGCACCGGGGAACTGCGCCTCTCCCCCGCAGAACAGTCCGTCCGGCAGATGCTCGCGATCCCCTCCGGGATCTACGGGCCCACCCTCGGCCCGGCGGAGATCGACCAGCGCATCCAGGATCTCGCCGACCTGATCGAGCACATCGCGCAGGTGATCGTCGTGCTCTACGAGGACCGCCACACCGCCGAGGAGAACTATCTCAAGGCGTTCGCGGACCACATGGTCATGCACGCGAAGCACGGCGCGCAGCTCGCCCGTCAGTATGCGATCGCGAAGACCGCGACCGAGCTGCACGAGCTGAATCTCGCGAAGGAGAAGCTCCGCTACGCGGAGGAGATGCAGAAGGCCGTGCAGAACCGGTCTTTCGGCCTGATGAACATCGGCAAGCGGTTCACCGCGGCGATGGGAATGGGACCCCGATGAACGACGAAAGGACGGCCCTTATGGCCGACACCACCCCCGCCAAGCCGCGCCGGTCGCGAGCGTCGGCGAAGGCCGCCGGCACCCGCTTCGAGCGCACCGTCGCCGACTTTCTCAAGACCCGCCTCGACGACGACCGCATCGACCGCCGCCCCAAGACCGGGTCGAAGGACCGCGGCGACATCGGCGGCGTCCGCACGCCCCTCGGGGGTCGTGTCGTCATCGAGTGCAAGGACACCGCCCGGGTCGACCTGCCGGGGTGGCTGCGCCAGGCCGAATGCGAGCGTTTCAACGACGGGGCCGCCGTCGGCGTCGTCGTACACAAGAAGCGCGGCACCGCGGCCCCATCAGAGCAGTACGTCACCATGACCCTCGAGACGCTGGCCGTTCTTCTTGAAGGCGAATCGAAGTGAGCCTCGGCGAGATCCGCGCGCTGGACCTCTTCGCGGGGACTGGCTGGGGCGTTGCGCTGCAAGCCCGGGGCATCCGCGAGGGCGGCGTCGACAACATGCCCGAGGTGCGCGCTACCCGAGCCGCGGCCGGCATGGAAACCATCTACGAAGACGTGTGGGACGGTCTGCTCGGCGACGACCCGGTGCGCTTCTGGCACGCCCTGCAGATCGCATCCCCGCCGTGCCAGTCGTTCAGTCTGGCTGGGAAGGGTGCGGGCCGCGCCGCCCTCGACGACGTGCTCCGCGCGATAGACGACGGCGCCTACCGTCGCCCCGAGCGACTGCGCGCGCTCGGCGCTGAGACTGACGACCGAACCGCCCTCGTCCTGACCCCACTTGCGCACGTCTTCCGAGACCGCCCCCTGTGGGTGACGTGGGAGCAGGTGCCCCCCGTGCTGCCGGTGTGGGAAGCCTGTGCCGAGGTGCTTCGCGGCATGGGCTACTCGGTGTGGGTCGGCATCATCCGTGCTGAGCAGTATGGGGTGCCGCAGACCCGTCGCCGCGCCGTGCTCATCGCCCGCGCCGACGGCATCGAAGCTGCCGCGCCGACGCCGACGCACTCGCGCTACTACGAGCGCGAGCCGCAGCGACTCGACGAGGGCGTGCTGCCGTGGGTGAGCATGGCTGAGGCGATCGGCGAGCACGGGACGAGCACGCTGCGGTCGAACTACGGGACGGGCGGTGATGCCTCCCGAAGGGGTGAGCGTCTGGTGACGCAGCCCGCCCCGACGATCACGAGCAAGGCGGGTCGCAACAAGTGGGACGGCCGGCGCCCGATGTGGGTCGTCGAAGCCGCCGCTCTGCAGACCTACCCGCGGGGGTTCGTCTTCGCTGGCACGGCGGGCGCGCAGTTCCTGCAGATCGGGAACGCGGTCCCGCCTCTCATGGCTGGCGCGATCATCGACGAACTGCTCGCGCCGGCCGCGCTCCGCGTCGTCCCTGAGGCGGTGGCCGCATGATCGCCCCGCACTACGAAGACGCCGGCCTCCGACTCTGGCACGGCCCGAACATGGAGATCCTGCCGACGTTCGCCGACGCGTCGTTCGACTCGATCGTCACCGACCCGCCCTACGAGCTCGGCTTCATGGGCAAGGGGTGGGACTCGTCCGGCATCGCTTACGACGTCGACGTGTGGCGCGAGTGCCTCCGCGTGCTCAAGCCCGGCGGGCACCTCCTCGCCTTCGGCGGCTCCCGCACCTGGCACCGCATGGCCGTCGCAATCGAAGACGCCGGGTTCGAGATGCGCGACTCGATCGCCTGGCTCTACGGCTCCGGGTTCCCGAAGTCCCTCGACGTAGCGAAGGCCGTCGACAAGCTCGGCGGTGTCGCCCGGCCTGACCAGGGCGCGTTCCGCGATGCCTGCCGCGCGCAGATGGCGGCGCTCGGCATTCGAGTGAAGGACGTCGACGCGGCGCTGGGCAACGTGATGAGCAGCCGGTACTTCACCTACGGCGCCGCCCCGGCGCTGCCGAATGTCCGCGACTATGGCATCCTCCGTGGGCTGCTGCAGCTCGGCGACCGCTTCGACCACATGTGGGCTGACGAGGCGCAGCGCGAGGTGGTCGGCCTGAAGCGGTCGGGTATCGCGACGCCCGGTGATCGAGACCGTCAGACCATCGGCGGATCCCGCGCGGTTGACGTCGAGGTCACGGCGTCGGCGACCGAGGCCGCTCTCGAGTGGGACGGGTGGGGCACCGCGCTCAAACCCGCCTTCGAGCCCATCGTCGTCGCACGCAAGCCGTTCCGCGGCACCGTCGCGGCGAACGTGCTCGCACACGGCACCGGCGCGCTGAACATCGACGCCACTCGTGTCGAAACCAATGACGCGCTGACCCCTGGCGGTGGACACCGCCAGGAAGACAACAATGTCTTCGGCAAGGGACTCGGCGTCTCCTCGGGTAGATCGGCCGAGCTTGGAGCGCGGTGGCCGACGAACGTCCTGCTCGACGAATCGCAGGCGGAAGCGCTTGACGCGCAGTCGGGTGTTCTGACTAGCGGGAAGATGACGCCCGTCGCCGACGGGGCGAAGCGGCAGGGAGCGGCATACGGCGCTTTCGCAGCACGCACGCCCACCGGTACGTACGGCGACAGTGGCGGCGCATCGCGCTACTTCCCCACGTTCCGATACGAGGCGAAGGCCCCCACGTCGGAGCGTCCGAACGTGGAGGGCACGGTGCACGCGACGGTGAAGCCGCTCGCGCTGATCCGGTGGCTCGTGCGTCTCGTCACCCGCCCCGGCGGTCGTGTCCTCGACCTGTACGCCGGGTCCGGCACCACCGGTGAGGCCGCGCTGCTCGAGGGCATGGAGGTCGACCTCATCGAACTCGAAGAGGACCACCTGCCCCTGATCCTCGCCCGCGTGCGCAAGCCGCTGCACCCGGGCCTTTTCGGCGACTGGAACGAGGAAGCGTCATGACCGCCACGACAACCACGGTCCTCCGCTGCGACGGCGTGAACTGCCGCGAGCAGATCGTCGCCCGCCCCCGCGAGACCGACTACGAGCTGCGACGTCGGGCAATGCGCGAGCAGGGGTGGCGGTACAGCGCCCTCCCCCGTGGTCGCCAGCGCGACTACTGCCGGTGGCATGCGTGACCGAGACCCGGTGCAGCCGCTCCTGCTGCTGGACCCCCCTCGGCCACTCCGCCGCCGCCCCCACCACCTGCACCTGCCACGAAGGAGCCACCATGTCGAACCCCGTCCCGAAGGCGCAGCTCAGTCTGCTCGCCGACCGCGACGGCTTCGTGTGCGCCTGGTCCGCGACGACCACCGACCGCCTCGTCCCCCAGCACCGCCAGGGCGGAATGGGCGGGCGGCCCGACAAGCACCGCACCGAGAACCTCCTCTGGCTCGACTCGATCCTGAACGGGGCGATCGAATCCGACGACCGCCTCGCGCGGATCGCGAAGGCGTACGGCATCAAGGTGCCGATCTGGGTGAAGGACGTCAGCGCGGTCCCGGTGTTCTACGCCGCCGAGCGCGCCTGGTTCCTGCTCGAGGGCAACACGCGCCGGCAGGCCACCGCGCTCGACGCGATGGACCGGATGCACGCGGTCTACGGCGACGAGTACTTCACCTGGAAGGCGTACGCGGACCAGACGCCGCACGCGGCCATCCTCGCGCTCAGGAGCGTCCGCTGATGGCCTGGTTCAAGGTCGACGACCACTTCTGGTCGCACCCGAAGACCGCGGCCCTGAGCGACGCTGCGACGGCGCTCTGGCTGCGCGCTGGGTCGTGGTCGGCGGGGCACCTGACGGACGGTCGCGTGCCGTCGTCGATGCTGCGTTTCTTCAGCGCGCGCCGCCGCTCAGCCGACGAACTGGTCGCCGCGGGCCTGTGGACAGTCGACGGTGACACCTTCGTCTTCCATTCGTGGGCCGAGTACCAGCCCTCGAAGGAGCAGGTGGAAGCCAAGCGCGACGCCACCAAAAAGCGCGTAAATGCGTGGCGAGAGCGCCAAGGTAACGGCGTTACTAACACGTCTCCGGACGAGGACCGTAACGCTCCCCCCGACCCGACCCGACCCGACCCGGCCCCTATCTCTACCTCTACCGAGGTAGAGAAGGGGGCGCGCAAGCGCGCCACCCGCATCCCCGAGCCGTTCATCGTCACCGCCGATATGCGAACTGACATGCATGCCGAGTACCCGCAGCTCGACATCAACCACTCGACGAAGCAGTTCGTCGACTACTGGCGATCGGCATCCGGGAAGAACGCGCTCAAGAAGGAATGGGTCGCGGCGTGGCGCTTCTGGATGCGTCGCGACGGTCAGGCCATGACCACCCCGCGCGCTGGTCAGCAGCCGCGCCCCACCCGTGACGACGAGAACCTCTCCGTCGTAGCCCGACTGGCAGCCCAGGAGGCCGCCCAGCAGAAAGGACTCACCGCATGAATACCTCCGACGCAGCGAAGCTTCTGACGGTGGCGGCTGGTTTCGACCGGCGCCAGGTCACGGAAGTCACCGCGACCGCGTGGGCCGCAGCGCTCGAGGGTCACACCTACGCCGAGTGCGAGCGCGCGATCATCGCCCATCACCGCGACCCTGCGACGCGCACAACGTACCTCACCGTCGGGCACGTCCTTGATCGCGTCGAAGCCGGGGACCGCACCAGCACGGCTGACGTGGAGGCTGACGTGCGCTCCGCGAAGGCGCGGGGCATCATCCCGGCGGACTGGCCGCGACGTCGCGAGCTGACGCCCGAGGCGGCGTATCGGCTTCGGCAGGCGCGCGAGCGCGACCGCCAGGAAGCTATCCGCCTCGCTGGCGGCGCCGAGATCGAGGCCCAGCGATGACCGTCTCGGTGAAGTTCGCCGACCGTGCGTGGGCACGCCTCGCGACGATCGCCGATCGCAACGGGATCACCGTCCCGCAGCTCCTCGAAGGCGGCGCAATCGCGCTCGGCGTCGGGACTGCTGCTCAGACCGCCAGGACGCAGCAGAAGGCCGTCCGTGTGGCGCGCGTCATCAGCCTGCGAGAGCAGGGCTGGAAAGTCGCCCAGATCGCGGAGAAGGTCGGCGTTTCGACGTCGTTCGTGTCGCGGGTGCTCTGCGAGAACGGGCACCGCACCCACACCGAGAGGAGCACGACATGACGTTCACCGCGCGGTACGCCGGTCGCTGCGCCGCCGACTGCGGCGAGCAGATCGCCCCGGGCGACGAGGTCGAGTTCGTCGACGACCAGCTCGTGCACGAGGGCTGCACGCCCACCCCGCAGATCGAGCGCGCCCCGCGCCCCGTCTGCACTGACTGCTTCACCGAGATCGCCCTGAACGGAGCCTGCTCATGCGCATCCTGACCGTCCGCCAGCCCTGGGCATGGGCCATCATCCACGGTGGGAAGGACGTCGAGAACCGCGTCCGCAACATCGCCGGCGACTACCGCGGTCCCGTCGCCATCCACGCCGGCCAGGCCGAGGACGTGACCGCATACCGGGAGGCCGATCGGACGCACAATGCGCTGTGGTGGGCATTCCGCAGCGTGGGTCGTCTTCCGATGGGCCTGCCCATGTGGCGTCAATGGTCGGGTCATATCCTCGGCGTCGTCGACCTCACCGCCGTGCACAGCGTTGACGGGGTGGGATGCATGGCCGCTATCCCCGACTGCTCGCCCTGGGCGGAAAAGACGCCGGGCGTGCAGCATCTCCGTCTCGCGAACCCGCGTGCGCTTGCTGAGCCGATCCCTTATCGCGGAGCGCTCGGCCTCCGCCGCCTCGACGACGACACAACCGCACGCATCCTCGCGCAGATCGGAGAGCTCGCATGACAATCGTCTGCGCTACGAACGACGGCCTCCCCGGCATCCGCGCGTGCACCACGCTCGGTGAGCACCGAGTCACCTGCCCCGACCACCCCGGCTGGGACGAGAAGACCCGACCCGGCACCTGCCGCGGATGCCTCCCCCTCGCCGCCGACGTCGGCTTCCTCTGCCGCCACTGCTGGGACCTCGTCGAGACCGCCTACCCCCAGTGGGACCGGTTCCGACAGCTCCTCGAGGCGACCGATGGCCGCGCGGTCTCGGCATCCGGTGGCGGCGGGTCCGCGGCGTCGGGGTACTCGAACCTGCCGCTCACGTTCCTCGCCCTCGACGAATGCGAGAGGCACCTCGCCACCCGCGGCGACCTCACCCTCCTCATGTGGGTGAACACGCCCGCCGGCGCCGCCCACGCGATCCAGTTCGCCCACGCCGCGCTGAACGCGTACCGGACGCTCGAGGTCGAGGAGCGCGAGAAGGTGACTCCCGCGCCCGCGCGGTGCCCTGAGTGCGGACTGCTCACCATCGGCGCGAACCGGCAGCGCGTCGTCGGCGCGTTCACCGTCGTCGAGTGCCAGCACTGCGGCCACCGCCTCGACAAGATCCGCACCGGCCTCGCCTCCTGGACCGGGTCGGACATCTGCGAGTACGGCGAACCGACCGAGCACGTCGCGTGCACCGAGCTCGCGTGCGGGTGCTGGTGCCACGACTACGGACGCAAGTCCCACCCGGCGCTCGGCGTCGCAGCCCTCTGGGACGGCGACACCGCAGGCGCCACCCACGGCCACGGGGCACCCCGCGGCGACTGGATCATCGACGACCCCCACACCATCCGGCGGGTCCCCGCCTACGACGACAGGAAGACAACATGACCACCGCAAACGACTTGCTCGCAGCCGTACGGTCCCACCATTCAGGAGCGGCGATTGTGCACGAGGTCGTCATCAGCGACGGGCTCTGGGACGAGCGCTCCGAGACCAGTGCACCGACCCGACGGATCGACGCTCTCATGTTCGACGGGCTCCAGCGCACAGCGCTCGAGCTAAAGGTCACCCTCGCGGACTGGCGACGGGACACCTACGCGAAGCGCGCACCCTGGCAGGCCGTCGTACACCGCTTCGTCTACGTCATCCCGCGCGCACTTTGGGACACCGTCGCAGGACGCCTCGGGACCGCGAACGTCGATGTTTGGGACTGCGGCATCTGGGCGGTCGACGACGACGGGCGCGTCGAAGTCGTCAAGAAGGCCCGCATCCGTCCCCACCCTGAGCCTCTCCCTCAACATGTGGTGCAGGCACTCGCCTACCGGGCTGCCGGGTCGGTTCTCGTATGACCGTCCACGCGACCCCTCCCCACGGGGAGGCGGCCACGCCCTGCTGCGACGCAGCCCCGACCGAGCTCCCCGCCGACGACCGAATGACCCTCAACCCCGACGCCGTCACCTGCGGTGTTGCCACCAACGCGAACGGGGGCATGTGATGCGTGCGGTGCTCCCTGAGCTGACTCAGAAGCAGAAGCTCGCGTGGGTCGAGGCCGTCGCCGAAGCACAGCGACACACCCCGCTCGAGGAGCTGCCTACGCAGATCGATCACTTCGGGTGGGCCGTTCGCGTGCAGCACGAGCAGCGCCCCGGACGCGGGCACGATCTCGACGCGACGCTGATGAGCGCCGACTACGCGGTGAGCATCCACCTCGGCGTGTATGGCGAGACGAGCGTCGCGGTCGGCGAGGTCACGATGCTGCACAACAGCGCGGACGAGGAATGCGGCTGTGACATATGCGTCGAGGAGAGCGCCGAGTCATGAGGCCCCAGCACTCCCACATCTGCCAGACGCGGTCACCGGTCACGAACTGCCCCGCCTGCAACCTCATCCGCCCTGAGGTGATGAACGCCCACCCCCGCATGATCGCCGGCGGGATGTTCGGACCCCCGCGCCCCGCCCCTCCGACTGGAAGGACCACCCGTGACTGACGCCAAGCTCCCCGACTGGGTGACCGTCAAGGTCGCCGCTGCGCTCGTCGGGAAAGCCCCACGCACGATCTACGAGTGGATCGAGAACGACCGCCTCGCCACCCGCCGCAACAGCGAGGGCGTCCTCGAGGTCCTTTCGAAGGCAGTCGTCCGCATCGAACCCACGGTCAGACGCGGTCGACCCCGCGGGACCCCGACACGCCGCTAGCCGGAATGGCCCAGGAAAATACGCAAAAGCCGCAAAGCCCGCAGGATAGAACGTAGATGGTGGAGCACTCCGCCCAGACGACGAAGCCCCGGCCCTCACCCACGAGGACACCGGGGCTTCGCCACGCTCTGGGGCATTACAGCTCGTAGTAAATCTTCCCGTTGCGCGTCACGGGCTGGACGATCCGTCCGCCCAGCTCGACCACCAGTTCGTTACCCTCCACGGGGCCCGAGACGGAGCCACGGACCGTAACGACACCGAGATTCGTGATCTTTCCCTGCAACGAACCGCCAGCATCTACGCGGATGGTCGCGTGCTCCGAGACACGCATGCGCCCTTGCAACGCACCAGCGACCTCGACCTCACCCCCTGGGCCGACCCGCACCGAGCCCTGCACCACGCCACCTCGACTGACCTGCAAGATTCCCTCGACCTCGACCGACCCCTGCACGACCGCACCTGAGGCCACCGTTACCAGTTCCCCCGCCGCGACATACACGGACTCTTGCAGCACACCGCGGATGACGTGATCGATCAGGCCTCCACCATTCCCAGGCGTTTCCAAAACATTCCCCAATCTGGCAGGGCCCCATGCCCACCACCAACACCAACGTACGGGCAACCCCCGACACCGCACAGGGCAAGAGGCCCGCGAAGAGGTGACCGCATGGCAATCAACGACGACCAGCGCCAGCGCGTCCTCACCCTCCACAGCGAAGGCAAGACACGCAACGAAATCGCCCGAGCAACCGGAGTCAGCGCCGGCTCCGTCACCAACATCTGCCGCGACGCCGGGCTGTCCTTTGACCGGTCAGCCACGAAACACGCTTCTGAGGCTCGCGCGGTGGACCTGGCTGCTGGCCGTATCCGGTTGGCGGAGAAGATGCTGGCGGCGTCGGAGGACATGCTCGATGTGATTGACGGTCCTTACGAGGTGTACAACTTCGGCGGGAAGGACAACACGTTCGAGTCGCGGGTGCTTGATTCGGCGCCGGTGGAGGTGCGGCGGAACGTGATCACGACCGCGGCGATCACGTTCGACAAGCTGACTCGCATCGTGGAGAAGTCGGACACGGGTCTCGAGCAGGCTGCGGGTGTCCTCGATCAGATCGCCGACGGTTTCGCGGAGGTCGCGAAGCGGTACCGGGCTGAGACCCCTACCGATGAGGCTTGACGAGCTCGAACGCCTCGTCTCCCGTGCGCAGCTCCTCTCCCTGGTCGACGCGGCCCGGTTCAAGTTGGCGCTGTGGTTCGGGGCGGTGTCGTCCGGGAAGACCGTGATCAGCCTGTGGGCGTTCCTGCTGGCGGTCCGTGTGGCCCCGAAGACCGGGATCATCGTCATCGTCGGGCGCACGTTGCAGACCGTCTATCAGAACGTGTTCGTCCTGTTCCAGAACACGTCGATCTTCGGCACCGTCATCGCGTCCCAGATTCACTACACGCCCGGCGCTTCGTCGGCGCGCATCCTGGGCCGTGAGGTCATGGTCATCGGCGCGTCGAACAAGGAGTCCGTGGGCCGTATCCAGGGCTCGACCGTCGCGCTCGCGTACGTCGATGAGGCGGCGCTGCTGCCTGAGGTCTTCTGGAACATGCTCGTCTCCCGCCTCCGCGTCGAAGGCGCTCGGCTCCTCGCGACGATGAACCCCGCTTCCCGGAACCACTGGATCCGGAAGAACTGGATCGTCCCCGGTCCGGCGAAGAACCTCATCAGCTTCCACTTCACGATGCGGGACAACCCGAACCTGCCGGCGGACTACGTCACCGACATGGAACGGTCCTTCTCCGGGGTGTTCTACGACCGGATGATCAAGGGCGAGTGGACGAACGCCGAGGGCGCCGTCTACCCCATGTGGGACCCCGCCCGGCACATCATTCCCTTCGCGGACATGCCCCGCCTGCGGGACGTCATGGGCATCGGCATGGACTACGGAACGACGAACACGACCGCGGCGCTCATGCTCGGTGTTTCCGACGAACCGAAGCCCCGCCTGATCCTGATGGACGAGTGGCGGTACAACCCGAAGGACCACAACGACCTCCGCCTCACAGACGCGGCCCTCTCGCAACGGTTCCGAACGTGGCTCCCACAGGACCACACCCCGTACCCGTTGACCGTGCAGCCGCGGTTCCTGATGCTCGACCCGGCTGCCGCGTCGATGCACATGCAGATGCAGCAGGACCTCCGCGGCACCGGCCTGTCGGCATGGCCGGCGGTGAACGACGTGCTCCCCGGAATCCAGACGATCGCGAACGCCCTCGACGCTGGGCAGCTCGTCGTCACGGACCGGTGCACCGGCTTCACCGAAGAGGTCACGGAATACCGCTGGGACGCGAAGGCCACCGACGAGGGCGAAGACCAGGTCGTGAAAGAGAACGACCACAGCCTCGACGCGGGCCGGTACATCGCCCACTCGACCGTCAACTACTGGAAGCCGCAGCTCGCGGCCGCCTGAACCTCTGAAAGGGGTGCGCATGCCGATCCCCGATCAGAACACCGCGTGGCCGCCGGCCCCGTGGGATGAGGCGTACAAGGCGTACGCGCTGAACGAGGCGTGGCAGCTCGGCGACACCGCCACGCTGGAGCGTCTCTACTCGTCCGACCGGCAGGCCGCCGCGACGCACACGCACCGCGGGCAGGCCATGCGCGGCGGGCTCGTCGGCGCCGCATCCAAGATGTTCTGGGGCCGCCCGGTCCCCGCGAACGAGAACCGCACCCGCATCCACGTCCCCGCCCCGGCCGACCTCGCCACGCTGTCGTCGGACCTGGTGTTCGCGGAACCGCCGGAGGTGTCCCTCGGCACCGACAGCACCGAGAAGGGCAAGGCCCGCCTCGACCTCATCGCGAACAGCGAAGCCGCGCACGCCACCTGGAACACCATGGGCGAGCTGAAGGCCGCGCTCGGCGCGACGGTCATCACCTCCGCGTGGGACACCAAGGTCGCCGATCACGTGTGGCTCGAGGTCGCCGCCGCCGACGTCGTCATCCCCGTCTTCCGCCGCGGTGTCATGTTCGAGTGCACCATGTGGACGGAGTTCCGCGAGGACCGGGCGCAGGTCGTCTACCGGCACCTGGAGCATCACGAGGTCGGCGCGATCGAGCACGCCCTGTTCCGTGGGACGGAGACCAACCTCGGCAAGCGGGTACCCCTGCAGGACCGTCCCGAGACCGCCGGCCTCGCTGGCCTGGTGAACGCGGACTCCCGCATCCTCACCGGCATCGACCGGCTTACCTGCTCGTACAACCCGAACATGCCGACCCGCGCGTGGCGGAAGAAGGGCGTCCTCGCGAACACGGGACGCTCCGACTACGCGGGCCTCCACGGCCTGTTCGACGCGCTCGACGAGACGTTCTCGTCGTGGATGCGCGACCTCCGCCAGGGCGCGGGCCGCATCCTCGTCCCCGACGCGGTCCTCGACTACATGGGCCCCGGCATGGGTGCCAGCTTCGACATGGGCCGCGAGGTGTTCGCCGGTCTCAACTCCCCCGGAAAGCCGGGCGAGCTGATGATCGACAAGGTCCAGTTCGAGATCCGTGTCGAGCAGCACGAGCGCACCGCGTTCGCCCTGTACCGGGAGATCCTCCGCGCCGCCGGCTACTCACAGTCCGCATGGGGCGAATACTCCGGTGGTGGGCAGGGCGGTCAGCAGACCGCGACCGAGGTCGACGACCGGAACAAGGCGTCGGAACGCACCCGCGACAAGAAGATCCTGTACGACCGGGCGGCGATCAGCCGTCAGGCGTCGGTCGCCCTCGAGCTCGACGGGAAGCTGTTCCCCGGGAAGGGTGGCGGCCGGTTCGAGCAGCCGACCGTGATCTTCCCCGACGTGTCGCAGGAGGACCCGGAGAAGCTCGCGCGGACCCTGTCGCTCCTGGACGCTGCCGGGGCGATCAGCCTGTGGGAGAAGGTCGCGCGCGCGAACCCCGACTGGGGTGAGGACGAGATCAAGATCGAAGTCGGCCGCATCCAGAAGGAGCGCCCGGCCGCGCCCGACCCGGCCACGTTCACCGGCGACGACGAGGAAGAACCCGAAGACCCGGAGGACGAGTGATGGACGAGTTCCCGCGCTGCGTGCACTGCGGTCAGCGGATCGAGCGCATCAACTTCGCGCTCGGTCCCGAGTGGCTTCACTGGCCGTCGTCGTACGGCAACTACCGCACGAGCGAGAAGTACCGCATCTGCCACTCCACGACGGTGGCGACGCCCGCCAGCGAGTGACCCGGGGGTGACCGGTGGCGCTGTTCAAGCCGGACCCCGACCGCTCGATCGAGGACATCGTCGAGGACCTCGGACGGGAGATCGCTGACCGCTTCCGCGACGCGGAGGACGAAGCGATCGCCGAGGTCGCCGCCCGCGCACGCCGCGACATGGAACTCGCTGCCCGACTGCCCGAAGCGGCCGCCGGCGCGGGGCTCACCGTCGCGGAACGTCGCGAGCAGAACCGCATCCTTGCTGAGCTCGCCGCCACTCGAGCGCGGGCGCTCGCGGACCTCGCCCGCCTCGGTGAACGGCTCGCCGACGGTCTCCGCCCCGCCGACCTTGCCGCGCGCCTCGTGGCTCTCGCGGCGCTCGAGGGGGAAGCGGCCGCCGCTGCGTCTCTCGGGATCGGTGGCAGGGGGCTCCGTCCGGTGCCGTTCACGTCTACCGCTGGTCAGGCCGCGTCGATGGTGGCGGTGTCGCTCGAGAACCGGCTGACGAACCTGCGGGAGAGGATCACCCGGTACCCGCGGGACGCGTACCAGCGCATCGTCGCCATGTACACGCCGTCCACGCTCCTCGGGATCACGACGTCGCAGGTGCAGCAGGCGCGCATCGTGCAACGGTTCCTCGCTGAGGGCATCACCGGCTTCGTCGACCGCAGCGGCCGGCGGTGGACGATCGGCGCGTACGCGGAGATGGCGGGACGCACCAGCGTCGCCCGCGCGTACAACGACGCCGGCGTCTGGCGGATGCAGCAGAACGGCATCCAACTCGGCACGATCAGCGGCGGCGCCGACGCGTGCCGGAAGTGCGCACCGTGGATCGGGAAGATCTTGTCCTTCGACGGCACGACCGGCGACGTCGTCCTCCCCCACGCGACCCGCGACGAGCCCGTGACCGTGCACATCGACGGGACCCTCGCGCAGGCGCGCGCCGCCGGGTGGGGGCACCCGAACGACCGGTGCAAGGTCAACGCCTATTCCCCCGGCCTCGTGATCCCTCAGCGGGACTTCGAGTACGACAAGCAGGCCGAGCACGAACGCGCCGAGCAGCGTCGCCTCGAGCGGGAGATCCGTTCGGCGAAACGCGACCTGGCCGCCGCGATGACGGACACGGACGCACGCCGCGCCGCACGCGACGTCGCGAAGGCGCAGGCCGAGATGCGCGGCTTCCTCAAGCAGACCGGGCGCAAGCGGGCCTCGTACCGCGAGCAGCTGCACTTCGCCGACGGATAGGAGACGCGCCATGCACGAGCTCACCTACGGCGAAGTCGTCGACCGCGTCGACCTCGGCGGAGAGCGCGCTGTGCTCTTCATGGCCGACGGCGCTGTCCGCTTCCGCCACATCTGCGGCGGCACGCACGAGCCGATGATCATCGCCCCGGCGCTGCAGATCGGCAACGGCCACACGGTCGTGCAACGAGACCCGCTCACGATCGTCGCGTCCATCGCCTGCGACTTCGCGCGTGGATGCACCGAGCACGGCTTCGTCACAGAGGGCCGCTGGATCGCGGTCTAGCGCAGATCACTACAGACCAGGGAGGGGTGTCAACGCGGCAGCGATGGCCGCGAAGGACGCTCACGACGCCGATCCTTACCGGCCAGGCGCACCTGCGTCCCTCCCCACCCTCGAGCCGCGGTGCACAGCGGCCC